TTATCTGTAAAAAATATTCCTCTTATCATTACAAATCACACTTATGATAAAGTTGGTAGTATGTTCCCGTCAAAAGAGATTTCTGGTGGTGGTGGAATCAAGTATGCAGCTTCAGTTATTGTTACGTTAGGAAAACGTAAAGTCAAAGAGGGAACTGAAGTGTTAGGAAATATTATCAAGTGCAAACTAGTTAAGGGTAGATTTACAAAAGAAGAAAGTATTATAGAAACACATTTAGATTATCAAACTGGTTTGGATAAATATTTTGGCTTAGTTGCTATTGCAGAGAAATATGGAATATTCAAAAAGGTTTCTACAAGATTTGAAATGCCAGATGGAACAAAAGTTTTTGAAAAAGCAATAGTAAACAATCCAGAAAAATACTTTACTGAGGACATAATGAAACAACTTGAAGAAGCCGTGTTTCAAGAGTTTAATTATGGAAGTCGGAAGGAAGAAAAGGATGCGGACACATGATGTATGTTTAAAAGTGTTATGGATGTTTGTAGGAATTTTGGTTATGGGTGGAATATACTGCTTATCGTATTATAATGTTGAAGAAGCTGTGGTAAGTGAATCAAAAACATTTTTTGAATTTGTGAGAACTGTACTGAAATGATAACAATGAGTAATGAAGAAACGGAAAGATTATTTAGAGCATATACATCTTATAGGGGAGTATATGCTCATTTTTTTGGTGAGTATGACTATTTTAAATATGGTGGGTCAGGGCCATGGAATAATCCAGATTCAATGGAAAAGTTTTTTAATAAGAATGAGTCTGGTAATTTTTCTATGCAAAGAACTATCTTTAAGAATATTGCAAATACATTTGATAGTAAAAAAGATTTAGTTTTGTTTTATCTTTCACAATTTACTAATGAGCTTATATATCCAACAGTATTTGATACGGATATATATGATGAGTATAAAGCCAGGATGAATAACTTTGATTTCCATATTCAACAAGATATGGAAGAAGTTATAAAGTGTATGAAAGAGTATGATGTAAGCTTTGATGAGATATTTATCACTAAAAGTATGAATCATCCATATATCTTAAAATTGAGCCTTTCAAAGAGAGTATCATTAGAAACATTTGCAGTATTGGATATGATATTGAATTTTATTCCACAAATAGATAAATATTTGAAAGACCCAATATGGAAAGACCATAAGAAATTAGTATTAAATTATAAACCATTTTTAGAAGTGGATATAGATAAACAAAAGAAAATAATAATGGATGTATTGATGAAGGGGTAATATGAGAACTGAAACATTGATTTTAGAGAATCTTTTATATAATGACAATTATTCAAGCATTGTCGGTATCTTCTTAAAACCAGATTATTTCAAAGAGAACGCTGAGAAGCAAATCTTTATAGAAATACAAAAACACATTTCGGAGTTTAATAAAGCTCCAACAAAAGAAGCACTATCAGTTAAGCTGAATAACAGAGAAGATTTGAATGAAGCTGCATTTAACAAATGTAATGAGGTTATTCAAACTTTGAAAAGTAAAACTGATGATGAAGAATGGTTGACAAAAGAAACAGAGAAGTGGGCAAAAGACCAAGCAGTATATAATGGTATCGTGCAAAGTATTTCTATCTTGGAAGGTAAAGATACGAAATCCTCGAAAGATGTCATTCCAGAAATTCTCACAGAAGCATTAGCCGTTTCATTAGATAAAAGTATCGGACATAATTATTTGGAAGATGGTGAAGATAGATGGAATTTCTATCATCAGAAGGAAACTAAGATTCCTTTCAAAATGACTATGCTTGATAAGATTACTAATGGTGGTATCTCTCCAAAAACTCTTACAGTTTTGTTAGGTGGAACTGGTGTCGGTAAAACTCTAGTAAAAACTCATTTGGCCTCACAATATTTAAAACAGGGAATGAATGTTTTATATATTACAATGGAAATGGCTGAAGAAAGAATTGCAGAAAGAGTTGATGCAAATTTGATGGATACTGATTTGCATGATCTACACTTAATGCCTAAAGATACCTTTGAGAAAAAACTTGACGAAATGAAAATTGGAAAGTTGGTTATTAAAGAATATCCAACAGCCGGAGCTCATACTGGAAATTTTCGTGCTTTAATCAGAGAGTTGAAAATCAAAAAAGATTTTGCACCAGATGTTATTATTTTAGATTACTTAAATATTTGTGCGTCCAGTAGAGTTAAGTGGGCTGCAAATATGAATACCTACATTTACATTAAATCTATTGCAGAGGAAGTTAGAGGTTTGGCAGTAGAGTGTAATGTTCCTATCATTACAAGTTCACAATTAAATCGGGAAGGGTATTCTAGTTCTGATCCTGATTTGTCTAATACATCTGAATCATTTGGTTTACCAGCAACAGCAGATTTGATGTTAGCAATCATAGCAAAAGATGATGGTGTTGGTACAAATAATCAGATTTTGTTTAAGCAGTTGAAGAATCGTTATAGTGATATTTCTTTGAATAGTAAATTCTTGGTAAATGTTATTAAGAAGAAAATGATGCTTGTGGACATAGAAGAAAATGACCAACCTGCATTGGCAAATGATGGTAGCAATAAATATTATGAAAAGAAGGCAGAGGCAAATTCAAACACTAATCCATTGGCTAAAGAGTTCAAAATTAGACCAAAAATGAGGCCTGAAAAATCCTTTGATACTTGGAACATATAAATAATGATATAACATAAAGGAGACTATTATGCAAGATTTAACTATTTCTGATGGTTGGTTTAATAAGAAAAAAGATGAAAAACCGTTAATGAAGAAATTATGTGAACATCGAGCTGATACAACAACTTTGGATTATGATGTAGGTGTCGAATATTGCAATTTTTGTGGTGCATTAGGTCATTATAATGTAGATATTGATAAGGTAGAGTGGAAATTGCCCGAATTTTTAGTGAAACAGAATTATAACTAAGCTAAAAAGTATTATAAATATAGAGTAAAGAATATCAATAGGGAGTGGTAAAATGGCGTCGGTTTTTAGAACATTTTTGGAAAAATTGGGTGGTACTACGGTCGCACAATTTGTTGGTACAAAAGGTGATTTATTCTTTGACCCAGATCAAGCCATACCAGCATTAAAAGTTTCTGATGGTTCAACTCCTGGTGGTGTAGCAGTTGGTGGTTCTGGTGGTCTTAGGTATAAAGGAACTGCTGAGTTTACAAATTTTAGTTCCTCTCCAGCAGGTAGTTGGACAGGTACTGGTATTACTGCAACCTTTGGTGCTATAGCAAATCCAAATGGATATGGTTCATTCCAGTTTACCTTTACAATGGCTCACAACTACGGTGATACTGATAGTTATCTTATACTAGCACAAGGTCATTTCCATAATGATAGTTCGGCTGGTAGAGGAGCACCGTTAGTTGTAAATATGGAAAAGATTAATGGTACTACTTTTATTGGTACAGTATCCGACCCAACTTCTTCCGTTGCAGATGATGGTAAGTTTGATCTTTTCGTGTTTGATGCATAATAAAATATGAGTAAAGACATTAAAAAAATGTTTGCCAATGCGGCAGAAAAAGCAATAAAAGAAAAAGAGGACATTGGAGAAAATTCTATTTTACATAGACTTTTAGCTACTAATGTTGACCATTATAAGATATGTCCGTTTCGGTCATTAAACGTGGATGATTGTCCACTTTGCAAAATAAGAGACTTATGAAACCGTTTAGAAAATTTATACTGTCTGAAGCACCTTTAAAAATGGTGGATATTTGGAAAAGAGATAACAAAGCTCTTTTTATTAAAAAAGCAACTGCTGGTGAATTAGTAACAATTAGTGGTGATCCAGTTGATGCAATTCCAAAGAATGACCCACTTATTAAAATCATAAAAGGTTTGGAAGATGCACCAGACAACAAAACTGATGAATATAAAGAACTATCTCAAGCTATAAAAAGTTCAAATATTAAATCTTTAGGTAAGATTGATAAAGGTGGAAATGGTTTTAGTCCCCCTTCAAGTGGAGAACCTTCTGGTGAAGATTGGGAATCTTTAATTGCTGTTGCTGTAAATAGGATAAATAAAATAAAAACGTGGAAAAAGGGTGATGAGTGGGAACGTGCAGAAAAGTTTTGGACTGATTATGAAAATCCAAGTATGAAATTAGGAAAACTTTTTATAAGTGAATTTAAGTTAAAAGATTTGAAACAATTAGGTGCTTCTACTCTACCAACAAACAAAAACTGGAAAGGTATAAACAAAACACCAAAAACAGATTTGATGAGTGGTAAATATAAAATATCTCTTAAAAAATATGGTGGTTCACAATTAATGAGTGCAGGGACTGCTGAAGCAGTTTCTACTTTTGAAGCAGCTATGTCGAGATATTCAATATCATCAGAAGGAAAAAAAGCTGTTACATCTATGATGAAAAATGTGCAAGATAAGATGGGGCAAATGTCCACTAAAGGAACTATTGGTGCTATTGAAAAATTAAGAGATAGTGGAAAAAAACTTTCTGCAGCTGATAAAGCAAAAGTTGATGAAATGGAAGGTTTACACATAAACGCAGAGGCTCTTAATAAGAAGTTAGATAAATTATTTAAAGATGACCAATTTAAAAAATATTTTTGTTGGGAGGCTGCAAGTGGTGAATATAAATTTAAACCTTCACCTGATGGTATCTCAAATGTAATTGTAACATTTAAAGATACTGGTTCATTAGCTAATGTTCTAACCTTAGATAGTCCAGCTAAAGCTGGTAAAACTTTGGCTAAGGGTAATAATTTTTATGTATCCTTTAAAACAGGTGGTAGTGGTTCAAGACCATATTTATCATTAAGGTCAAAAAAACTTTCAGCTATTAAGAAATTACTTAAGCAAGGTGATAATATACCAACATTTAAAACTATCATAACAGAGGAATATCAAAAAGAATTTTTAAATGAAGATATTGAGATGTTGGATGAATTTGCATTGTTTAATAAATTAGTAAAAAAAGTTAAAAATGTGTCAAAAGATATTGTTGCTCGTGCTAAGAAAATTGTAAACGCTGTTATGAAAAGAATTTCGGAAGCATTTAATTATATTTTAAAATTAGGTGAACAGATGTTACAAGCTTTCTTAAATTTTTTTGGTATAAGTGTAGATAATGTTAAAGTAACTGGTGGTGGGAAATATCCACTATTATAAGACAAAATAGATAAATTATGCTAAAGTTTAAAGAATTAATAAATGAAGATAAAAATACGCACATGGAACACCTTGAAGATGAGATCATCAACAATGGTGTAAAAGGTGCGAACACAGCAATAAAGTTTTTAGCTTCCTTAAAAGATATGTTATCTGGAGGAAAAAGCAAAACTAATATTACTGTTAAGTGGGATGGAGCCCCAGCAATATTTGCTGGTATCAATCCAGAGAACGGAAAGTTTTTCGTTGCAATAAAAGCATTGTTCAATAAGGCCCCCAAAATAAATTATACAAACGCAGATATAAGTGCGAATCATGGTTCAGGTGGGCCTTCAGATAAAATAAAACTTGCATTGAAATACTTACCCGAACTCGGATTAGATGATGGAGTCTATCAAGGTGACATCATGTTTTCTAAAGGTGATTTGAAGAAACAAACTATTGATGGACAAAGTATGTTGACTTTTGGGCCTAATACTATCACCTATGCTGTACCCGAAGATAGTGACCTAGCTTCTCAAATGAGAAAGGCACATCTTGGAGTTGTATGGCACACAAAGTATACAGGAAACAGTATTGCTGATTTGAAAGCATCTTATGGTGTTGATTCAAGAAATTTTAATAAAAGTAAAAATGTTTGGTTTGATGATGCATATGTCGATACTGCAAATGCAGCTACGTTTTCTCCAAGTGAAATAAAAACACTTGAAGGAAAGATAAATCAAATTAAAGGTGCAATTTCTAAAACAGGAAAGTTTTTAAACCTCTTGGCAAAAGAAACTGCTGATAAATCTAAATGGGGATTGGCCCCATTGATGAAAGTATTTTTTAATACTAAGATTCGTGCTGGTGCTAAAATATCTGATACTAAGAAACTTGTTAAAGAGTTTGAAAAGTATTACATATCTAGGATGAAAAAGGAAATTGATTCAAAGAAATCTGATAAAGGTAAACAGACATACAAAGATATTGAGAAAGAATCTAAAAAGAATTTAAAGAAATTCAAAGACGAATTGTATTTCACTATGGCCACTTACTTAGGAATACTTGAAGCAAAAGAAATGGTTATTAGAAAGTTGGAAACAATTCAAGGTATTGGAACATTCTTAAAGACTGCTGATGGTTTCAAAGTAACAGCTCCAGAAGGGTATGTTGCTATTGATACAAAAGGTGGTGCTGTCAAGTTGGTAGATAGACTTGAGTTTTCTCATGCAAACTTTACAATCGCTAAAGATTGGTAAGGAGATATTATGCTAGAAGATTTATTAGAGTTAAGAAGGATATTGGATAGATTTATTGCTAAGTATAGAGAACAAGATAAATATCGTTTTGAACATGACCCTAGGCTAGAAGAAGAGTTCAAGTTACAAGATGATGAAAGATTAAAGGATTTGGGACAAGAATTATTAAAAGACAAAGACAACAATTTAACTAAGGAAGGGTATTGGAGAGGTAATGACATCTATTAGATCGAGGTATTGTGCAAAGTGTGATGCAACATTAAGGTGGGAGTGTGTGTGTCCAACTCATCAACATATGGCATGGATGAGAAAAAATATTTTTCATAGTGGTAAACGACATAAAGGTAAAGATGCATGGAAAAAAGTCCATGAAGCTATATTCAAAGGGGATTCAAAATGAAATCATTTAAAAGTTTTATGCAAGAACTAAAAGAGTTTATCAAAAAAGATGGTGTAAGGCGTCGTGTAGCTGGTGGCGACGGTCGTAAAAGTAAAAAGTCCAAAGAAGAAATGTGTGCAGACCATGAGGACGAGGATGATGAAGAACTTTAAGACATTTATTGTAGAAAATTGGAAAGACGAAGCTATTGAGCTCAAGTTATACATTGAGAATGATGCAGATTTGTATCGTCAACGCCTTGTTCCTATTGTCAAGAACATCCAGAGGAAAATGAAGTCTGGAAAATATGACCATAAGAAAGCACCTAAACTTTGGAAGTATCTTGTAGATGATGGTGCAAAGAAATATGCAAAAGAATTTCCAGGTGTTAAGTTTGATAGAAAAATTAAAGATTACGTTGCACAAGAATTTGCTGATGAATATAAAGACGAAATAGAAGCCCAAGGCGGAAAGATGTTCTAATGAAAACTTATAAAGAGTTGATGGAAGGTAAAACCTTTGCACCTAGAATGATTGATAAGTTACGCAAAGAATATGATGGTATTGATAAAATGACTATCAAGCAAGGTGAGAAATTAAAGAACATGGTTGACAAATATCCAAAAGAAGTTTTACAACAATTAGCAGACGAAGATATTAAATGGTTGACAATGTTTGCAACTTTAAAACTTGGAAAGATGGCAAGAGGTAAATGAAATCCTTTAGGCAGTTCATTTCTGAAGCAAAAAGTGATACAGCTGTTTTCTCTTTTGGTAGAATGAATCCTCCTACCATTGGACACGGGAAACTTATCGCTAAAGTTATTTCAGTTGCAAAGAAAGAAAAAGCAACTCCTATTATTTTTCCTTCAAAGACCGAAGATAAAAAGAAAAATCCTTTGTCATTTAAAACAAAAGTGAAAGTATTGAAAGATGTTTTTGGTAATGTTATAAATACTGATACATCAATAAAGACACCCTTTGATGTATTAGACAAACTAAACAATGATAAGTTTGAGAAAGTTGTTTTCGTAGTTGGCAGTGATCGGGTAAACGAATTCAAAAGAAACATGAGCAAATATGTTGATAGTGATCTTGACAATATAAAAGATTTTTCAGTTGTCTCAGCCGGTGAACGTGACCCAGACGCTGAGGGTGTTTCTGGTATGTCTGGTTCTAAGATGCGAGACTTTGTTATTAAAGACAAGTTTAGCAAGTTCAAGGAAGGACTTATGACAAAAAACGCTAGGCTGGCAAAAACCGTTTTCAAAGAAATCGGTAAAAAAATAAAAATTAAAAAGGAGAACTATAATGCATCCATATCTATGTAAAGCCCTTATCTTTTTGGCGGGATGGGCAGTTGCAGGTTATTTGTATCATTGATTTAACTATTTACTCTAACTAAACAATAAAGGAGGATATCTGATGGAAACATTGATGCTAGCATGGGGTGAAAACCAAGCATGGTGGGGAACAGCTTGTTCTATCGTTGTAATTGCAAATGCACTTACAATGGCATTGAAAGATGAATACGCTGAGAAATTACCTATTCTTGGTAAAATCTGGCCAATTATGAATTGGTTGGCACTCAACGTACATCACAATAAAAATAAATAATTATAATAATTGTCACTAACAGGTGGATAATTTCTAAACTACGCCATTCGTGTGGGACGGAACTTACCCGACAAGGACTTGTTAGTGGCAATAATTACTGAAAGGAAAAGATTATGCCTACAGGAAAAGTTGGTGGTTTACATGGTGGAATGGGACAACTTGTTAGTGAAGGAAATTATTATTATTTTGAAATGGATAGTGTAGAGGGTTTCGTTCAAAATGGTCAAGAAGTTACATTTGAATTAGCTTCCAATGGAAGTGTA